TGGTACCTCACCATACGATGCTACTTCATTAAAGAATAAAAGAGAATTAGAACCAGAGGTTGGTAAATCTCCACTACTACTAACGTTATAATGGTCAACGTATGGAATATCATCTAATGTAGTAAAGGCAGATGTAGAACCATTAGCACTAGTCCAATGATAAACTTCATATTCAGGTGCTGCAATTGTTCCATTATAGTAAAACACTCTAGGTTGTACTCTTGCCGGATTGAATTTATCATCCGATATAAAAGTTGGTATATATAATTTATTATCTGCCATAATTTTTTATTAAGATGATGGGTCTGCACAATTTGCGTAGTACTGCCCTACTAATCCGTTTGAACTTAAATTATATCCATCTCCACCTCCATCAACAACAAATCCATAACCAGTTACGGGTTGAGTTAAGAATTGGTCTAAATACAATATATCACCTTGGAAGAATCCAGAAGATTGGTCAGTATATACAGTAGTTGAATTTTCACTACAAACAGCTGGGAAGTAGTTACCTAATTGAACTAATTCACTATAACCTTGCGTTGGTACAGATGAACCACTAATACCAGTACCTTGTATATACCTTAATGGTGATACTGCAAATGTTGTTTCTACATCTAAACTACCCTGTGAGAAGAAGTTTTGATTATCAACATAATTTATAGTACCAAAATCCCTATTAATAGCTTTATCAAATTGTAATGCTAAGAAATCTCTTCCAAGTTTATCACCAAAGTTAACTTCTCTAACGGCTAAATTGTTAGCAGGTGTTACTTCAATTTTTTTGTTTAAATCAATAAACCTATCAAAGTTCTTAACCTCACCTCTTTTATACCAACTATTAAAGGTATCAATTATAAAGGCATTAGGTTTAACCTTTGATGGATATATAATTAAGTTAAATTTCTTTTGTAATCCTTTTATAAAATCAATTTGCATGATTCCAGTTTCTCCACCTTGTGGTAAGTTTCTGGCTATCTCCATAACTCTATAATCAGCTGCTGCTGTTACTTCATCAACTGCAATGTATCCATTAACATTTCCACCAGGGTTATTAACTACTGTAAAAGCAGTACCATCAAAGTTTTCATACTTTAATTGGAATCTATAATCCCCATCAGTAATTAACATTGTAAATTCTTCTTCTAATGTATATTCCCTATCACCAGTAGATGAGTTCTGAGAATTAATTTCTCTAAAGAACTTATTAGTTTGTTCTAATGGTTTAGCATCTACTTGACCTGGCGTACCCGTAGTTCTATAAGCTTGTAATGTAAATTGTGGAACACCTGCTGTACCATCAACTTGTACAACTAACTTAATTCTACCTTTTATTAAACTTCGTTCTCTATCTAATGTGTATTTTCCACCTGAATAACTAAATTGAGGGTTGCTTATTACACTATCGTAAGTCAAAGGTGTATAGACACCCGCCACTAACGTAACATCCGTATCTGAGCCACTTAAAGGTGCTGCTTCAAATACACCAAATCCTTCTAAATTAATTCCATCAAATACTGGGTATTTTAAATCTCTATCACATACTACATATACATCATCCCAAACACCTGTTTGTATAAATGGTGATTCATATGTATATCCATATTGTTCAAAGATTGCATCAAATACTCTTTGTACTCTAATGGCTGGTTTAAAGTTTTGTACTCCTAATGCACCTGAAGTTGAGTTAATTCCAGTTGGAAACTCATCGTAATCATATTCTATATTGCTTCCATAATCTATAAGTGGATAAACAATATCACCATTAAACAAACCATTATTCCAACTTGAAGATATGTTAGTAAACGATGCAGTGTGATTATAACTATTTAAAGTAGTTAAATCATTCAGAGTTGCTCGATTAACTTCCCTTGCAAATGATGATAAACTACCATATACAGTTACTTCATATGAGTCAACATACTTGTTAGCTATTACACTAACTTTGTTTAACTGAAGATAACCTGATGATATGTATATACCACCAAAGTCAAAATATGCATCAACCTTTTTATTAGTTGAAAATAAGAATGGGTTTATTACCGATATATCATATACATGCTCAAAGAACGCATTGTTTCTTTTAGTACCAGGTAAAGTAATTGTACGTGAAAACTCCGATGGTAACTCTCCTATATCAAATAGGCCTGTTACGTTATCGGATATCTTAATCTCTTCATCTTTAAATAAATCCAATGTTTGACCATTAGCAACAAGTTGAAAAGCTAATCCCTGTGTGCTCGTTATTCCCATATTATAGTATTAATTTATAATTTTGGCCAAATTTGAAATCAAATGAATATTGTATTAGCTTATCTACTACACCAGTTTTAAATCTGATGTTAGATGTTGTTATAGCCAAAGGTCTTATATCACCAGCATCGTTGTATATCCAATAGATTTCATCAGATGATACTAATTGCTTTAAAAGTTCATTATAATCTTCAGATAACCAATCACTATTAACTGATATTGTTTGTGTAGAATCTGATACATAGTTTTGTATTGATGATTCCCATTGATTGTATTCTAATGTTGAACTATTCCAACTACCAACTTGTGGTTGATAAGTTTTACGAGTTGTAGCAAATGCTTCCTTACTAACCATATCAAAGTTAAGGAAATCATATTGTCCAAATCTATTCTTCCATTTGATTCTTACGTTAGGATATTTCTCCTTACACTTTTCTTCAAATCTAATACATTGGCCTAACTTAGTAATATCAGGTGTGTATTTTGATGTAGTTTGTGGAACTGTTACAGCTGTTATTTTTAATTGTCCTGTAATTCCAGGACCCGGTCCTGAAACATTTACTACATCATTTACATCATACCCAGAACCTATATTTTGTATTACTACTGATTGTATTGCACCTGCAGCTGTAGTTCCAGTTATACTTACTGTCAATCCAGTACCATTACCACCCGTAGTGTTATAAATACCATTTTGATAGCTATTACCTATTGTTTGAAGACTAACTGTAGATACACCTCCAACTATTCCTATGAATGAATTCTGAATGTATAAATTCGAAGTAGATAATGCCATTGCTTGATTTAAATCACCATCGTAATCGTTATTAACGACCCAAGGGGATAATAATTTAATTGAAGGAATGTTAACAAATTCAGGCTGATTTACTTCTGCCCAAGGTGATGATTCTTCAGTTATTGTATTGTAAAATAATGGAGTTGCTTCATCTGCAGCCCAAACATATATAGGTTCGGAAACCTCATCATTAAAGAAGTCTTCAAAATTACTTGCGTTTTGTTGTAATGTAGCAGGGTCGTAATCAAATTCGTCAGTTCCTCCTTGAAAATCATCCAACTCAGTCCAACTAGCAGAAATAATTGTTTGCAATAGTGATGATGAATTAGATGCAGATACAGCACATATTGTGTATGAATCCGTATAAGTTATAGGGAAATCTGATTCAGCTGGAAAAGCTGGGAAATCGAATATAACTTCTGATGAAAGGTATTGGGTATCAATTATTGGTAATATTGATGATGTTAAAGAAGATGAATAGTATATATGTGTTGCATCATCATTACCACTCCAATCAATATCATATGTACCTGCTCCAAATCTACCTAAGTCAGTATCAAATATAGATTGAGTAACAGGTCCATCAGTTAAGATAGGATAGTATGTAGTTTTATCTTGTAAAGATGATGTTATGTTTTCAGGGAATAATCCGTATCCATCTAACGCTGCATATATTCGACTTGATACACGTGAACCTGTTACAAAGGCTGTTGTACCAATTGGTATATATTGAGGATAGAATTCTGCTTTAAACCAAACTGCATTAGATGAGTTCTCCTCAAGTCTTTCAGTTAGAGTGGAGTTAACTATCTTAGATACATCAAAGATTCCGTAATCGGAAGTATTTGGGAATTTAGCAAGTGTATAATCAACACTACCACTATTAGCTTGAGAACCAGTCCAATATGTCAAATCAGCTAAATATTGAAATGATGAACTTAATAACATATTATTGTCATTCTGAATCACCGAAAATATAATAGGTGATTGAGCCAACGATGAAGATGCTGGTGATTGGGTTATTGATAATATTCCTGGCATTGTTTATATCTTTATATTTTAACCATTAATTTGATAAATCTATTGAAGGGGTTAGGATATTGTAAATCCTGCTTTTTTAAATTGAGTATCAATTGCATCTAAATAATCTTTAGCAATAACATCAACTTTATCTTTTAAGAATTCATCTAAAGCATTTTGGAACTCATCCGATTCAGCTCCTAATTCAGCAAAAGGTCTTTTACCCATCTTAGATGTACCATAGTGAACGTACTGTCCATACTCAGCTCCTGTTGGAGCTATATCTAATACGAATGTATATTTTGTACCTTCAGTTAATTTGTTTTCTCTACCAATACTATTAGGTACGTTACTTGGTGATGTTACAAACTTAGAAAGTAAGTTACCTGTTTTGAATGCTTTAGATGTACCTGTTTTATATGAGGTGTACGTAGAACCAGGGTAAATTGCTTTACCTGCTGCTTTCTTATACGCCTTAGCTACATCGTTTAATGTTTTCATTATTCACAAGGTGCTGATGAACCTATTACTGTATTATCACTTAAAGAGATAACTTCAAGTCCACAAACTGTATCAGTATTATATTGATATTGTACATCTCCGTTACAATCTCTATATTCAATAATTACTGGGTCTCCTCCAAGAACAGCAAATTCATAACGAATACACTCTTGTGTTGTAGATTTACCTAAATCAAATAAACAAATGTTTCTATCGTTGTGTACTCTTAGAGTGAAATCAGCTGACCATCCAGCTAAACCATTATCATACTCTTGCTTAAAGGCTGTACATGCTGTTGTACCTTGTATCTCAAACCCTTCTTCTTTTCTATCAGTATATGAAAGTAAATCGTTAACGATTGAAAGTGTGTTAGCATGAATATCAACAGTATCATCTACACCTTCAAAATATATGGTTTGTTGGTTGTTAGAACCTGATGATTCATTATCTTTTAATTTTATCTTATCAGCTACTACAATTTGTACACCATAATCCGTAGATTTACCATCGAATGTGGCATTAGTAATGATTACATTTCCTAAAGGATATTGAGGGAATGGGAATGTATCAATTGAAAATACATCACCTTGAGTCACATACCTTATTGATGGGTGATTCTTCATTATCGATTTTAGATAATTTAGAACATTGTAATATAATGTATAATTAGTTCCGTTACTCATATCGTTTTTTTATAGTTCTAATCCACCGAAGTATTGGTTACTTTGGTCAGGCCATATTTGAGTTGCATTACCAACTGATTCTAAGAACTCAGGAATATTAGATGAATTAGCAATTAAATAATCTTGTAATCTTGTTGCGTAATAATCAGCGTTATTCAAAGCTTTTGCCAATAAATAATCAATCTCATTTTTACCCGGTGAGATGGATGTATCTGATTGATGTTTGAATGCACCTTCACTTTTAAAAGATATACCACTAAAAGGGATGTATTCAACGCATGCGTACCATACTAATGTTGGTTTAATGTATTCATCTACTAAAGTTTCGTAATACCCAGTAAATGGAGTACTTGCTTCAATATCAGCTTGTAACTTATTAAACAATACTGTACCTAAAAGATTAAGTAAATATTTGTCTTGGCTAGTTCTGATAAATGGTAATAGTTTATCTGCATCAATAGCTCCTTGAAGCGGAGTTTGCTTTATGATGTCATTTCGGGTTATAAATAGTGCGTATGCTGCCATCGTTATTCGTTATTAAATTCTAAGTTGTTTTCCATTTGTTCAGTATTCTCCATCTGCTCATTCACAGTTTCTTCTACCTCTTCGATTGTTTCACCAGTCTCTTCAGCAGTTGTTGATAGTATTGCCAATGGAGTTAATTGGTCAATGTATAATTCGGTTTCATTACCCCATCCACCTTTTCTAAAGATATCAGCAAATGATGATATAATAGTATTTTGGAATGGATGTATTGTCATTGTTTGCATGATACTAAACGCTGTTTTCATTTCCTCACTCTGAGAGGAGAAACCATTGTTAGCGGTACGAATACCAAAGAGTAGTGGAGATGTTACTCTATTTGCCACTAAGATTCGGTCCTGAGCGTACTCAGCAACGTATTGTTGTTTCTCATGTAAGTTTTCCGTTTGAATTGCTTCAATTGTTGGTTTGTTAGCTGCATCATCGTTAAATGATAACATAAAACGACCCGCATTACGAGTACCAGTAAACTTGTTAACAATGTTTGTTTCAATCGCTTGTCTTTCTTCAGGTGCAGGAACTCCGTTGTTCAGGTTAACCATTACCAAAGGAAGGAAGCCATTTTCTATGTTGTTGATATGTAGATTACTTAATTCAGCTTCTACAAATGAGAACTGAAGTGCAGAAATCCAATCGGGCATACCATAGTAGTATGCACCTGGTGAATAGTTCTTACCATAGTACAATTCCATTGAATCATTAGATGTACCAAATGCTGGAATTATCTTCTTATGTTTTTGTTGTCTAATATCAGTCCAATCCGTACAGTAGTAATATGTTTCTACTTTTGGTTTATCATATAACTTTTCAGCTCTTATGTTTTGTACTGGTATGTGATAGATTTTCTTAACCTTAGTATGGTCATCATTCCACCACACTTGTGCAGCAAAGTTACCATATAGTTTTAAATCAAAAGATATTTTCTTAACATCTTCTTGGTCAATCATCTTAGCTAAAGCAGCATCAAATAATTCATTCTTAGAGTACATCCCTTTACCGAAGATTAAATCGGCTATACCTTCAATACAAGCTGAGTTAGTTGTTGAGGTATTAAATGCATCCGTTACAATTGGGAAAAAGTCATCTTGGTCCATTATACCAATTGGTACCCAACTGTATCTTGTTTTTGTATCTTCAGTAATGATTGGAATATCTTGCTGAGATAAATTTAATACTGAGAAGTTTGTTTGTTTCTTCATATCTTAAAATAGTATGTATTCGTTTGTAGTTACATTGGATTTGAAATCATCATCTAAATGTGATTTGTATTGTGTTGTATCCAATGATGATGATGCAAACACTTTGTAAGTACCATACCAAACATCGTTACTACCACCATCTTTCATATAAGCTCTATATTCACCACCATCAATAGCTCCACTAATATTAGCATCAAATTTAATAATTGATTCTGATGAAGTGTATTCAGCTGATAAAGATTGTGTTGTATTAACTAAAGTTTGCATGTTTTGGTAATACAATGTGAACGTAGGTTCCGTTGTTTGTTCAATTCTGAACGTATTAGTATTACTTCCTGATAAATAGTATGAGTTCATGTTGTCTATAAGTGTTCATTATCTATATTTTAACAATCAAATAGATAAATGTAGTTATCGGACATAAAAAAAGGGAGTGAAATAATCACCCCCTTTAATTCTTCCATCGTTAATATACGATGACAGTTATAATAGTAATTTATGAAGTTACAATTGTAGGTGCAGTTAGTCCTGCAAATGGGTTATCAACAGTTGAACCAGATATAAAACCTGCAGGAAGTTGTTCTTCACCAGTCATAGAAACCGAGTAACCATAAAGGTCACCAAGTCCACCACCAGTTTGAATTGTTCCTGAAGTCAAATCTGCTCCTCTATCTTGTCCCACTAACAAAGCATCTCCTGCGTTTGTATGAACTACAATTTGAGGTCTACCATAAGCTAAAGTTTTTAGCTCAGTTGTCATCTCATTAGTTAATTTCTTTAAGTTAAGAGTTAACTCTTGAGAGAAGAAGGTAGTCCCGTTTTCTCTACTACTATTAACAGTCTCAGTATATGCTGATGTGCCTTTTAGTTCGTACTTGTAAGCAGTAAGTGTTGAAAAGTCTCCTGTTACCTCAGCATCATTCGGTCTAGTGAATGTTGACCCACTAACGAAATTGATAAAGTAAACGGCTTGTAAGCCCCCTACGGATTCTTTACATACTTCCTGTCTACCAGCTGTTAAATCACATGCCATAATTTTAAG